GGGTATGGGCCGTGCAGCCACAGCAAGGGGCGCAGCAGGGGCCGCAGCAAGGGGCGGGACCTGCTGCGACATCGGCGCGGGAGTGCCGATGGGGGACAGGTCGGCGCCCATGGTCGCGACGGCAGGCACAGCAGGCACAGCAGGCACGGTCAGCGCGGGGAGCACCGATGTCGCCAGCACGGCTGCGGACGGGACCAGCTGCGGCACCGGTGCGACGGGGGCTGCGGCGGTGCCTTTGATGCCCAGCCGGTTCTTAATCCAATCGGGCAGCCAGCCCACCAGGCCGTTGATTTTCTCGTGCAGCCAGCGCAGCAGCTTGTCCCATTTCGCTTTCAGCCCGTCCCACAAGGAGGTGATGATCCCAGCGCCGGTCTCAAGCAGATTGAACGCGTTGAGGCCGTCCCACAGGCCCTGCAGGGCCGCCTGAAACCACGCAACCAGTCTTGTCCAGCCAGCTGAGAGGCCCTGCCAGAGCCCGGTGATGATCCCAGCGCCGGTCTCAAGCAGGTTGAACGCGTTGAGGGCGTCCCACAGGCCCTGCAGGGCCGCCTGAAACCACGCAACCAGTCTTGTCCAGCCAGCTGAGAGGCCCTGCCAGAGCCCGGTGATGAGGGCTGCGCCCCGTTTCACCAGCGCCAGCGCCAGCGACCCGATCCAGCCGATCAGCGCATCGAAGCGGCCCTGGAACCACGCCACGATCTTGGACCAGTTGGCGTAGATCAGGTAGGCCGCAACGGCGATGGCAGCGAGGACGGCGGCAAGGGGGTTCACCAACATAAGCGCAAAAAGCGCACGCACCGCGCCATGCGCCACCAGCACGGCCCTCGTCAGCGCCGCTATGCCTGAGGCCATGACGCCGACGGCGGTGAGGGCCGGGCCGACCGCAGCGGCGATGGCCGCAACGAGGGTCACGAAGCGCAGGGTCTTCGGGTTTGTCTCGGTCAGGGTGCGCAAGACGGACGTTATCGTCTCGATCACGCGGGTCAGGGCTTCGATCAGCCCACTTTCGCCGACGGCGATCAGCAGGCCCTCGAACGCCGAGTGCAGGTTATTGAGCGCACCGGGCAGGCCGCGGTTCATGACCGCCACCATCTCGCGCGCGCGCCCGCTGACGTTGCCCATCTGTTGGGCGTAGGCTTGCAGTTTGCCCGTCTGCGCCTGTTGTAGCAGGTTCGCAGCGCCGCCCGCCAGGCCATCTTTCCCGAACAGGCGTGCCAGCGCCTGTTGCTGCTCACCGGCGCCCAGCTTCGCAATTTTAACGCCGAAGTCTGCCAGAATGTCCGCCAGCGGCAGCATATCCCCGGCGAGGTCCTGCGTCTTGACCCCCAGCGCAGCCAGCATCTTGCCCACCTCTGAGGACGGCGCAGCGACGCCCAGCATTGCGTTCTCAAGCGCCGTCGCGGCCACGCCGCCTTGCAAGCCGATGTTGTCAAGCAGCCCGACCGCAGCTGCGGTATCCTCAAGGGAAAAGCCAAGCCGCGCTGCGATGGGCGCCGCCTGCGCCATGCGCTCGGTCAGCACCCCCATATCGACGTTTGCACTCACCGTCGTCGCGGCCAGAACGTCCGCCACCCGTGCTGCGTCGCTCGCCTCGATGCGGAACGCGCGCATGACGTTCGAGGCCATCGTCGCAGCCCCGTCCAGGGCTATGCCAGAGGACGCCGCAAGGTCGAGCATGGCTGGCGTCATCGCCAGGATGTCGTTCGTTTTGAAGCCGATGCGGGCCAGCTGCTCCATGCCCGTTGCAGCTTGGCTGGCGCTGAACGTGGTCGTCGCGCCGAGGTCTTTTGCCAGATCACGCATCTGCGCCAGCTCGTCAGCGGGTGCACGCGAGACGGCGGCGAGGTTGTTCATCGCCTGCTCGAAAGTGACAGCGGTTTGGCCGATGAGCTTGCCCGCGCCCACGATGGGGGCTGTGACAAGCCTCGACAGGCTTTGCCCAGCCCGCCGGGCGCCGGCGCCGACTTGATCCAGACGGCGCACGACCGCGTTCGCGTTCAACGCATCGCTAAGCTCGCGAAACGCGTGGCTGACCCGACGGATCGGGCCGACCATGCCATGAAGGGAGCGGCTCATTTGCCGGATCGGCGCCGACAGGCGATCCGCCGCCAACACAACGGCGCTGGCTGCGTGCTCAACCATTGCGGCCCCCCTTACGTGGCTTGGGGTTCCGATCCCGCGCCAACGTGTGCCAGCGGATCACGTCCGCTAGGTCCATGTCGTCCATTTCAGCAGGCGACCAGTGGAACACCATCGCCAGATCCGCCATCATTTCCCAAATCGCAGCGGGCGCAAGGGTTACGCCTGCTGCTTGGTAAAACCCGTGATAACCTCAGACACCGCGGTCAGGTCCTCCCCGTCAAGGTCGTCCACCTCCGCTGGCGAAAGACTGGCCAGCGCACTCACCAGGAAAAGGATCTTGTCCAGGTCGCCGCCAGAGATCTTGTCCATGCGGCGGAAGTCGCCCGCCTTCGGACGGCGCAGCGTCAGCGTTTCTATGGTCGCTCCGGCAACCGTGATCGGATGCTTGAGAGTGATCGTCTGCGAACCTGAGTTCATGGCACTTCCCCTTGAAGCTTCGATGACAACGGAAAAATAGAGCAGACCCGCGCTGCGCTGGCTTTAAGCGCTGGCTTTAAGCGCTCGTTTTAAGTGTTCGTTTTAAGTGTTCGTTTTAAGTGTTTGTGGGGTCGCGGACCCCACACCCCGTTTTTGTTATGTGCTCGTTTTAAGTGCTCGTTTTAAGTGCTCGTTTTAAGTGTTTGTGGGGTCGCGGACCCCACACCCCGTTTTTTTTTAAGTGCTCGTCTTCGTGGGACCGCAGACCCCACACCCCGTTTTTTTAAGTGCTCGTCTTCGTGGGGCCCATGGCCCCACGAAAATAATACTAACGAAGGCAAACGCCAGAACCGGTGCAGATTTTGGCGAGATGTGAGAGCAGACCCGCGTCCATACGGACGCGTGAATTTGATCTATCTTATTGTTTTCTAGACAAATTATCATTCAAAACTTAACCGTTTTGAATGAATTTGCTCTAGAGCCGCACTTATAAAATGGGGTGTGGGGTCCGCGACCCCACAAACACTTAAACACTTAAACACTTAAGCACTTAGGCACTTAAGCACTTAAGCACTTAAGCACTTAGGCACTTAAACACTTAAACACTTAAACACTTAAGCACTTAAACACTAAAAAAAACGGGGTGTGGGGTCCGCGACCCCACAAACACTTAAGCACTTAAGCACTTAAGCACTTAAACACTTAAGCACTTAAGCACTTAAACACTTAAACACTAAAAAAAACGGGGTGTGGGGTCCGCGACCCCACAAACACTTAAACACTTAAACACTTAAGCACTTAAGCACTTAAGCACTTAGGCACTTAAGCACTTAAAACCAATCTAAAGGCCGATGGCGCTGCGTTGTTCGGCGAGTTGGTCGGTGCCGTTGATCCGGCGGACCATGTTCACGGCGTCGATTTCGATCAGCTCTTCGTCATCGATGCTCAGGCGGAAAAAGGACAAGGTGCAGGTCAGTGTGAGGGTGTTCGCTTCGCCTGGCGTCCACGTCCCGGCGTCGATTTGCTTCCAGCCGCCGGTCATGTTTGCGACGACGGGGTGCACGGTTGCTTCGCCCTGCCGTTGCGTTGCGCCGCGGATTGTGACGGGCAGGCCCGCTTTATCGAGCAGGCCGAACGAGCGGAAGATATCCGGATCGAAGTCGGACAGGACCATTGTCGTCTCGAGCCGTTCCATGCCCATGTCGAGATCAACTGGCATGTCCATGCCGCCCGCTCGGTGTTCTTCGGTCTTCAGCGTCAGCACGGGCAGGGTGCATTCGTTGACGCGTCCGGCGTAGCCGCGTCCGTCCACAAAGAGGTTCATGTTTTTCAGAACCCGGGGATATTGGATCGTCATCAGACCAGCTCCTCCAAGTATTCGTTCGTCAGCTTCGAGCGGAACGTGATGGTTTCCGCCGGGTAGGGTGGGGTGAAGTCGAAGTTAAAGTAGACCTTACCGGCGGCGATGTTGGTTGGATTGTTAAGGTCCGGGTCCGGCCAGCACTTGCCGCCGAGGATTGCACCGAGCGCGGTCAGGCTGCGCAGGTAGCCGTTCACGCTTTCGGTCACGTCCTCGAGGTAGGTTTTTGTGATGTTGCGGTCGACGGCCCATAGGTGTGCGCGTAGGAGGCTATCGTTAATCATATCCGCCGTGCGGCGTACGGACAGGAACGCGAACTTGGGGTCGCTGGCAGCGGAGCGGTTGCCCCATAGCCGGTAGCCGTCTTCACGGATGATCGTGGCGACGTCATTTTCGTTGAGATGGTTGGCGCGGCAGTTGGCATCGCCCAAGGTAAAGTCCACCGGGCGCGTCGTGCCCACGATCCCGTTGAGGGTTTGGTTCGAGGGCGACCACCAGAAGCCGCGATCGTTATCGGTGCGAGCGATGAGGCCCGCCACGCGCGCGGATGCGGGTTCGTTGACGATCACACCGCCGCGGACGACCTTCACGCCGGGGTCCACGACGTAGACGCGGGGCGATCCCCAGTCGCCGCGGTAGGCGATGGCGTCCGCGTCCTTGGTGTTTGGCCCGTCTGCGATAATCACCGCACGCAGGCGTTCGGCGATACCGACCATTTCGGCCACCACCGGGTTTGCAAGATGGGTGTCGGACGCTTCTGGATCGGCCGGGCGGTCGCCCGTGAAGCCGGGGGCGCAGAGGATGCGCGGGGTCACGCCCAGGACCGATTGTGCGGCCAGCAGCGCGTGCAGGCCGGTGTAGTTGCCGTTCGTGGCATTCACCCCGCCCAGCACGTTCGTTTGCAAAGCGGCGGCGTCTACGCCCGCGTCCACGCGGACCACGACCACCAGTGCCCCGATTTGGTCGAAGATACCGTCAAGTGCAGCGGGCAGGGTGCCGTTGTTGCCGCCGGTCGTGTCCAGCGCCGCCGCTTCGCGCAGTGACCCGGCCACAAGGACGGGGGTGTTGAGCGGGAACTGTGCCGCGTCGGCGTCGGGCGCGGTGCCGACGACGCCGATCACGGATGACTTCACTGTTCGGATGGGGCGCGGGCCGGTGTCAATTTCAAGAACCTCGACGCCGTGCAGGAATCGTTCAGCCATTTCGCTGTCTCCTGAGAGCAAATTCATTCAAAAGGGTTACGTTTTGGCCGTCGGCGATCCCGCCGACGGGTTCGCACCCGTCGGCACGTCGCGTGTCGCGGCTTACGGTTGCGCCGTGAGGATGGCGTCTTTTCGGCCCGCGTTGAGCAGGCCCTTTGCCTCTAGGTCGGTCACGCCTTCGATCAGGTCGGCGTCGGTGAGTTCAACGTCCGTTGCCAGGTCAAGCAGCAGCATGAAGTCGGTGACAACGGGGTCCGTTTTCGCCGCCTCGCGCAGGGCGATGCGCTCTGCGCGGGTG